CCCATTGAGGGATTTTTTCTCTAGGGGGCTGAGTGTAGGTAACTGGCTATTCAAAACACGGAAGGATATTTCAGCCATGCCAAGAGGTGGACCACGTGCCGGCGCTGGCCGTCCGCGAAAGATCGCCCCAGTGCCAATGCCACCGATAGCGGAACCCATAACTAGTCCGCCGGCCGAGATCATTGCCGAGAGCAAACCTAACCCTCGGATGACCCCGCTTGAGTACATGCTGACCGTGATGAGAGACCCCAATGCCGATACCGTGAGGCGGGACCGAATGGCGATTAATGCGGCACCGTACTGTCACGGCAAGGTCGTCGAGGAGTACCAGTCGAAGAAGAAGACGACGCAGTTGGCTGCAACTGCCACGGCGAAAGAAACCGAGTGGGGCGTGCTGGTTCAGCACTGATGCTCGATCTGTCGTGTCGCGACTGGCAGGACCGCATCCGCGCTCGCCGGTCGCTGGTTCCCGTGGCAGCGCACGGGATCAACCCGGCCGAGACTGAGCGCGCGACGAGGATCTTCAACAAATTGCGGCTACCGGATGTGCCAGGCACGCCGGCGCTGGCGGATGCGGCGGGCGACTGGTTCCGCGAAATTGTTGGCGTGCTGCTCGGCGCGATCGACCCGGATAGCGGCGAGCGGGTGATCCGCGAACTGTTTTTGTTGGCGGCGAAGAAGTCGAGCAAGACGAGCTATGGCGCGGCCATGATGGTGACGGCGCTGCTACTGAACAAGCGGCCGCGGGCCGAGTTCCTGCTGGTTGCGCCGACACAGGCGGTGGCGGATCTGGCGTTCATGCAGGCGGCTGGCATGACGCAGATCGATCCGGAGGGGTTTTTGCAGAACCGCATGCTGGTTCAGGAACATCTGAAGTGCATCACCGACACGCATACCAGGGCGCAGCTTCGGATCAAGACGTTCGACACCGCCGTTTTGACGGGGGTCAAGCCGGCCGGTGTTTTGATCGACGAGCTGCATGAGATCGCGAAAAACCCGCGGGCCGCGCGGATCATCGGCCAGATCCGTGGTGGGTTGCTTCCGATCCCCGAGGCGTTCCTGGCGTTCATCACGACGCAGTCGGACGAGCCGCCCGCAGGTGCATTCCGGGCCGAGCTGAGCATGGCGCGCGCGATCCGCGATGGCCGGACGACCGGCGCGATGCTGCCGGTGCTATATGAGTTCCCGTCTGAGATCGCGCGGGGCGAATGGCGAGATCCGGCACACTGGCCGATGGTGACGCCGAACCTTGGCAAGTCGATCACCATCGGTCGGTTGGTCTCGGATTTCGAGGCGGCGACCTACAAGGGCGATGAGGAAATTCGCCGCTGGGCTTCGCAGCATCTCAACATGGAGATCGGCCTGGCGCTCAAGAGCGACGGCTGGGCCGGCGCAGACTACTGGGAGGATGCCGAGGACGCGGCATTGACGCTCGAGGAAATCCTGATCCGGTCCGAGGTGATCGTGGTCGGGATCGACGGCGGCGGGCTCGACGACCTGTTCGGCGTGGCGGTGCTCGGGCGCTGCCGCGAGACGCGCGACTGGCTGGCGTGGATGCATGCGTGGTGCCATCGCAGCGTGCTCGAGCGGCGCAAGTCGATCGCGGCGCGGCTGCTGCAGGCGAAGGACGACGGCGAGCTCACCATCGTCGAGCATGCGACCGAGGACATCGAGGCGATCGTCGAGCTGATCGGCGATATCGACAGGCGCAAGTTGCTGGCGTGTGTTGCGGTCGATCCGGCGGGCGTTGGGGAATTCATAGAAGCGCTGCGCGCGATCAAGATCACCCAGGAAGGCGACAAGGTCGTTGGCGCGCCGCAGGGCTACGCGATGATGAACGCGATTAAGACGGCGGAAAGAAAAGTTGAGAACGGCACGCTGAAGCACGCGCCGAGCAAACTGATGGACTGGTGCGTGGGCAACGTGAAGATCGAACCGACGGCGACCGCGATCCGCGCCACCAAGCAGAGCGCGGGCGACGCCAAGATCGACATATGGATGGCGCTGATGGACGCGGTCACCGTGATGGTGCGCGATCCTAAGCCACACCGCACACCCGAGCCGAGTCTGTTCTTCCTGTAAGGACCACCACCAATGTTGAACCGGGCTTACAGCCTCCTTACCGTCAAGGGGGTCGATGAGGATTTGCGCGAGATCCGCGGTGTTGCATCGACGCCGACGCCGGATCGGTTGGAGGACGTGGTCGAGCCGGGCGGCGCGCAGTTCAAGTTGCCGATGCCGCTGTTGTGGCAGCACGACGCAAGCCAGCCGATCGGCCATGTTACGCACGCTAAGATCACCAAGACCGGCATCGATATTGTCGCCAGGATGGCGCGCATCGCCGAGCCTGGCCGGCTGAAAGACCGGCTCGACGAGGCATGGCAGTCGATCAAGGCTGGACTGGTTTCCGGCCTATCGATCGGGTTCAAACCGGTCGAACTGGCGCGCATCGAGAAGACCGGAGGAATTCATTTCCTCAAATGGGACTGGTTCGAGCTTTCGGCGGTGACCATTCCGGCGAACGCACAGGCCAGCATCACCATGATCAAGAACATCGACACTGCTCAGCGGGCCGCGTCTGGCCGCAGGCCGATCAGTGTGGATACAGCCCCGGCCGTCGTCTCGGCATCCCGACAACATGCAGTCAGCCCGGAGGGCAACATGCAACGGACCATCGCCGAGCAGATCTCGGCATTCGAGACCCAGCGCGTCGGCAAGACGTCGCGCATGGAGGAAATCCAGCAGGCGGCGATCGCGGAAAGCCGATCGAAGAACGAGGTCGAGCGCGACGAATTCGACACGCTGTCGCGCGACATCGAGGCCATCGACGAAGAGCTGAAGGATCTTCGCCGGATGGAAAGCATCAAGGCGGCAAGCGCCGTTCCGGTGCGTGCGGTCGCGACAGCGGAGGCCGGCAGTTTCGTTCCGGTGCGAAGCTCGATCACCGTCAAGGCGCCGCCGAAGCTCGAGCCCGGCATTGCCATGACGCGGATCTGGAAAGTCAACCTCGTGGCCAAGCTCGACCATGAGCGGCGCCAGGACGTTGCTGCGGCGATGTACGGCGCCGACAGCGAGGTGGCCGCGGTGTTCAAGGCGCCGGTCCCGGCCGGCACCACGATCTCGCCGAACTGGGCCTCGACGCTAGTCGCGACCGAGAGCGGCGCGGTGGCCGACTTTGCCGAGTTCTTGCGGGCCGGCACCATTCTCGGGAAGTTCGGCGCCGGCAATATCCCGTCGCTGCGCGAGATCGGCTTCCGCCAGGCGCTGATCACGCAGACCGAAGGCGGTGCCGCCTACTGGACCGGAGAGGGCAAGGCCAAGCCGCTGACCAAGGGTGCGTTCACCCGGACCTCGCTCACGCCGCTGAAGTGCGCCAACATCTGTGTACTAACCGAGGAGAACATCCGCGACTCGAACCCGAAGTCGGACGCGATCGTTCGCGACATGCTGCGGGCCGCGATCGTCGAGGAGGAGGATACGACGTTCATCGACCCGGCGAACTCCGGAACGTCGAACATCAAGCCGGCCTCGATCACCAACGGCGCCGAGACGATTGCCTCGACCGGCGACGATGCCGACGATATCCGGCTCGACGTCCGCAGCCTGATGGCGAAGTTCACCAACGCCAACAACCCGCCGTCGAGCGGTGCGTGGATCATGTCGAGCGGCAGTGCGATGGCGCTCGGCATGATGGTCAATCCGCTGGGTCAGCCGGAATTCCCCAGCATCGGGCTGAACGGCGGCACGTTTCAGATGATGCCGGTCATCGTGAGCGATCACGTCGGCGATATCGTCGTGCTGGTGAATGCCAAGGATATCTTCCTTGCGCGCGACGATGGCATCCAGGTCGACATGAGCCGCGAGGCCTCGCTGGAAATGGCGGACAACCCGGCGCACGACTCCAGCACGCCGACCGGCGCGTCTTTGGTCTCGATGTTCCAAACGAACAGCGTGGCGATCAGGGCCGAGCAGACCATCAACTGGGCGCGCCGCCGTGCCTCGGCGGTGGCGTATCTCACCAGCGTGTCGTGGGGCGGCGAGGTGGTGACCGCGTAAGACTTGATGAGGGCGGTTGTTCCTTCCCCAGCCAACCGCCGCCCTCATTTTGCCCCTGTCCCCGGCGCCACCGGGGACAGGGAGTTTGGAGGATTGCCGAATGTCGACCAAGCGATTGATCGCGACGAAGTCCTATCGCTACGCCACGCGCCGGCTGCAGGCTGGCGACGAGTTCGAGGCGTCAGGCGTGCTCGCGCGCGCACTGGTTGGCGCGCGCAAGGCGAATTATGCGCCGGACCAGGCGCCGCGGCCGCCTGAGCCGGCGCCGCCGGTGCAGGCCGAGGAAACAGCCGAGGCGGTCGAGACCGAGGCCGAGAACATGCCACCGTTCGCGCCGGGCAATATCGATAGCCTGCGCGCGCGCGCCGCGCGTCTCGGCATTACCGTCGATGGCCGCTGGGGTGTCGCGCGGCTGCTGCACGAGATCGGGCAGGCGCAACGCGGATGAAGATCCTCGGTTGGGCTGTCTCGTTCTTCGGCGCGAAGCGCAAGGCGCTGCAGTCGGTGCCGATCGGCAGCGAAGGGTGGTATCCGCTGATCCGCGAGCCGTTTGCCGGCGCCTGGCAGCGCAATCTCGAGGTCAACGTCAACACGGCGGCCTCGTTTCACGCCGACTTCGCCTGCAAAACGCTGATCGCGCGCGACATCGCCAAGATGCGCGTCAAGCTCGTCGAGAAGGATGCCAACGATATCTGGTCCGAGGTGACCAACCCGGCATTCAGCCCGGTGCTGCGCCGGCCGAACGACTATCAGACGCGCAACCAGTTCTGGGAAGGCTGGATGCTTTCCAAGCTCAGTCGCGGCAATACCTATGTGTTGAAGGCGCGCGATCAGCGCAACGTCGTGGTGGCGCTGCACGTGCTCGATCCGACGCGCTGCACGCCGTTGGTCGCCGACGACGGCAGCGTGTTCTACCGTTTGAGCAGCGATAATCTCGCCAGTGTCGCCGACGACATTGTTGTGCCGGCGCGCGAGATCATTCACGACCGTTTCAATTGCCTGTTTCATCCGCTGGTCGGCACGCCGCCGGTGTTCGCCAGCGGGCTCGTCTCGATGATGGGCCTGAACGCACAGAAGGCATCGGCACTGCTATTCGAAAATGCCTCGGTGCCCGGTGGCATCCTCACGCATCCCGACACGCTCGACGACGTGCAAAAGAAGCGCATGAAGGACGAATGGGAGCAGCGGTTTTCCGGCGGCAACCTCGGCCGCGTCGCGGTGCTGGGCGGCGGGCTGCGATATGAGAAAATGGCAATGACCAACGTCGAAGGTCAGATGGTCGAGTCGCTGAAATGGTCGGCTGAGGTGGTGTGCTCGGTCTACCACGTGCCGCCCTACAAAGTCGGCGTCGGCGCGCTGCCCAGCTACAACAACGTGCAGGCGCTCAACGTCGAATACTATTCCCAGGCGCTGCAGTCGCACATCGAGGAGATCGAGGAGCTGCACGACCACGCGCTCGGCATCGGCTGGGCCGAAGGGCTCGGCACCGAGTTCGACACTGACACGCTGCTGCGCATGGACTCGACGACGCAGGTCACCGCCATCCAGGTTGCCGTCGGCGCCGGCGTGATGGCGCCGAACGAAGGCCGCGCCAAGCTCGATCTCAAGCCGGTCGAGGGCGGCGAGTCGCCGTACCTGCAGCAGCAGAATTACAGCCTGGCCGCGCTCGCCAAGCGCGATGCGCAGGCCGACCCGTTCGCGCCGGCCACGCCGAACACGCCGACATTGCCGCCGCCGGCAGATACAGCGGACGCGCCAGCCATGAACACGGAAGAGCTCGCCGCGATGTTCGGTTTGGAACTAAAGGCCGCACACATTGCACTCGCCGCCTGATCGCGAGGCCATCATGGATCGCAACGCACTTGCCGCGCTTGCCAAGGGCCTCGTGCCTTACGTGCGCGAGGTCGTGATCGAGGCGACGGCGCAGCTCACCGCGCGCGTTGCCGAGCTCGAGGCGAAAGGAGGTAACCATGCGAAGGCCGAGAAAGGCGAAGCTGGCCCGCCAGGACCGCAAGGCGATCCCGGCCCACCCGGTGAAGCCGGCGCCGAAGGCCGGCCCGGCACGCAAGGGCCGCAAGGCGAAATCGGGCCGCAGGGCGAGCCCGGCGATCGCGGCCGCGACGGCATCGGCATAGCCGGTGCCGCCATCACGCGCGAGGGCGAGCTGATGCTCACGCTGTCGGACGGTGTCGTGCTCACGCCCGGCCGCGTCGACGGCCGCGACGGGCTGTCGATCGAGGATCTGTCGCTCGAATATGACGGCGAGCGCACCATCAGGCTGGTGTTCGCGCGCGGCGACAAGCGCTCGGATATCCCGATCGTGTTTCCCATAATGCTCTATCGCGGCGTGTTCGAGCCGGGGCGATCCTATGCGCGCGGCGATACCGTGACGCTCAACGGCTCGATCTATCACTGCAATGCACCGACATCAGCGCGCCCAAGTGAAAGCAGCGATTGGACGCAAGCGGTGAAGCACGGCCGCGATGGTCGTAATGGCCGCGATGCACTGGGCAAATCGCCGGTGAGCGTGCCGTGAACCAGCGGGTTCGTCCTGACGACCTCGAGCTCGACGATACCGGCCGTCTGCGCTTGCGCGGCAAGGCGGTGATCACCGAGGCGCCGAGCGACGGCAAATATTACGCGCGCCGCAATGCCGGCTGGTCCGACATCGCCAAGGAGTTCGCGCGCAAGGGCGAGGGCGGCGGCGGTGGCGGCTCGAGCGGCGACGGCGAAGGCATTCCGGGACCGCCCGGACCGGAAGGTCCGCCAGGGCCGCAAGGCGAGCCGGGCCCGGCCGGCGCGGACGGCGCCGACGGTGCACCGGGGCCACAGGGCGAGCAAGGCCTGCAAGGTGACATTGGTCCCGCGGGACCGCAGGGCGAGCCGGGTGCGGACGGTGCGGACGGTGCGGATGGTGCGACGGGTGCGACTGGGCCGCAAGGACCGCAGGGCGACACCGGCGCCACCGGTGCGACCGGGCCGACTGGACCGGCCGGCGCTGACGGCGCGACGGGACCTGCCGGTCCGCAGGGCGAACAGGGCATCCAGGGGCCGCAGGGCGAGCAAGGCCCGCAAGGCATCCAGGGGCCGGCCGGCGCCGATGGCAGTCCCGACACCGCGGCACAAGTTCTCGCAAAACTCATCACCGTCGACGGTGCGGGCTCGGGCCTCGATGCCGACCTGCTCGACGGTCAGAGCAGCGCGTTCTATCTCGACCGCACCAACCACACCGGCACGCAGGCGCAGAGCACGGTCACCAATCTGGTGACCGACCTCGCGGCCAAGGCACCGCTCGCGTCTCCTGCGCTGACCGGCAATCCTACCGCGCCGACGCCGGCGCCGGGCGACAACGACACCAGCATCGCGACCACGGCATTCGTCACCACGGCAGCGGCGGCGAAAGAGCCGACCATCACCGCCGGGACGACGGCGCAGTACTGGCGCGGCGACAAGACGTTTCAGACGCTCGACAAGACCGCTGTCGGTCTCGCCAACGTCGACAACATCAGTGACGCCAACAAGCCGGTGAGCACGGCGCAGGCGGCGGCTGACAGTCTGCGCGTCCTGAAGACCGGCGACACGATGACTGGCGGACTCATCCTTTCCATGACCTCCCCGCAGATTTTTCTGGCTCAGGCGAACGTCGCCAACGGATCATCGATATTAAACACTGTCGGCGGCAATCTGCGCTGGCAGATGTATTTCGGCGATGGTGTGGCTGAGGGCGGAAGCAACGCAGGCACTAACTTTCTGCTACGCGCGTACAATGACGCCGGCAGTGCCCTTTTCGATCCCATCGCAATTACCCGCTCCACTGGCTTGATGACGCTGAAGGGCGATCCCACGGCAGCACTCGGCGCTGCAACCAAGCAGTATGTCGACAACCGCAACAGCAAGGGTTTCTACGCGCACAAGAACGGCACCGCGCAGACCGGCATTGCTGCCGCGACGTTCACTAAGCTGACCGCGACGACCGAACGAAACGACGCGGGTGGCTACTACGACAGCGCCAACTCCAGATACGTGCCACCTGCCGGTGCGGTCTTCATCAGCGCAGCAATCGTGGCCAACGCCAGTTACACGGCAGGACATGTTTGCGCCGTCGACATTTTCAAGAACGGCGCGCGCATCATGCAGGCCAGCAACGTTGCACCATATACGGGCACCCAGCAGGTCGGCGCTTTTGTCAGCGGCTTCGACACCTGCAACGGCACCGATTACTATGAGTGGTACTGCTGGGTGCAGACTGCATCGGGAACGGTAACCGTTGATGGCGGCACTGATGTTTGCTTCTTCACCGGCACGTGGCTGGGGTGACGCATGGCGCTGATGGACAAGATCGTCACGCTGACGGCATCGCGCGGCAAGCGGCTGGTGCTCGGCCCGGATGTCTACAACTGCGAAGTGCATGACGACAGCGACGGGCTCGACCCATACATCACGGCATGGTCCGTGGTCGAGCTTGGTCCGGTGCCGACGCAGGCCGACGGGTTCACCGCCGACGAATTGCGCGCCACGATCCGCACCGAGTTGCCGCCGACGCCGCCACCGCCGGGCTTCGATCCGAATTACAGTTGGGGACCGACGTTTGTCGAAGTCATGGGAACAGATTGATGTCGGCAGAAGATCTGATCCGCACCGCGCGCAATGATGCCTACGCCGGGCGCGTCGCGATGATCCAGCTCAAGGTGGCGCAGAATGTCGCGAGCGAGGATCCGGCAACGGTGAACCATACCGAGCGCGTCGACTATGCGTATCTTGTCATTCGTGGCGACGAGAACCCGAAGATGGTCGCCGCGCACGTCAACACCAACCCGTCGATCGCCGCCACGATCCAGGCCGATCCCGCGCAGCTCGGGGCGAACGTGCCGGATGGCGACATCGAGTTCACGCTCGCATCGATCTGGGATGCGCGATCCATCGCGTTCGCCGCAAGAGGGCCGACGACATAATGCATTCGATCCTCGAGATCCTCGACGAGGCGACGGACAGCGCCGGGCCGGACCTGATCAGCCTTGCCGATCTCAAGCTCGCGCTCGGCATCACGGACAGCAGCGAGGACGCGGTGCTGCAGGCGGCGATCACGTTCCAGTCGCGCATCATTGCGGAATATTGCGATCGCCGCTTCGGCCGCGCCGAGGCGCTCGAGACGTTCACCTTCGATCCGGGCGAGTACATGCTGACGCGCCAGGCGCTGACGCTCGCGCTCTATCCGGTGGCCGAGATCCTGGAGATCTCGAGCGCCGGCGCGACCGCGGCCGATTACCAGTTCGATCCGGCCAGCGGGCGCGTCTGGGGCGGCTGGTCCGGCACCGTCGCGGTGGTCTACTCGGGCGGATACGACCTGCCGGAGGAAGCGCCGGCCCGGCTGCAGAAGGCGGTGATCGAGGCAGTGCGCGAAGGGCAGACATCCGGCGCACGCGACCCGTCGATCCGCGAGGTACAGCACGGCGACACGCGCATCAGCTATTTCACCTCGTCGACCTCGTCGGCCTCGCCGGGCTATCTGTCCGCGCCGGTGATCGACCTGATCCGGCCATTCCGGCGGCTGCATGTCGCGTAACCCGTTCTGGTCGGTCCCGCGCGAGTGGCCTGGCGAGACCGTGTTCATCGTCGGCGGCGGCCCGTCGGTGCTGGGCCAAAACCTCGAGGCACTGCGCGGCCGGCGCGTGATCGCGATCAACTCGAGCGTCTATGCGGTGCCGTGGGCCGACATCCTGTATTTCGGAGACTGGCGCTGGTGGAACGAGCCGGACAATCGCGCGGCGGCCGCGAGCTTCGCCGGTCGCGTCGTCACCACCTCGCGCCTGGTGTCGGACAAGAAGGTGCTCGTCTGCCGCAAGGCCAATCCGCCGGGGCTCGCGCTCGAGCACAACAGCCTGATGCAGAAGTGGACCTCGTTGACCGCGGCGACCAACCTGGCGGCGCACCTGATCGGGCCGGGCGGCACGATCGTGTGGCTCGGCGCCGACGGCAGGATCACGGACGGCCGCACGCATCACCACAGGCCGCATCGCTGGCCGCACAGGCCGGGCTGCTACGACAAGCAGAAGGCCGACCTGGTGACGATCATCCCGTCGCTGCAGCGGCTGAAGATTGCGGCATACAATGCTTCACCGGGCACTGCGTGGGCCGATCTGCTGCCGGTCGTCAGCCTGCAGGAAATGCTCGAGCGGCGCGCGGCGTGAACACTATCCTGGTCGATGGCATGCACGGTTTGGGCGACAACGTGCATCAACGCGCCGTGATCCGGCACTTGCTTGCGGCTCAGCCGCGAACCGAATTTTGGCTCAAGACGCCGTGGCCGTGCCTCTATCACGATCTCGTCGGCGATCGGCTGCATGTGGTCGATCCAGCGACCTCATTGCGGACGCAGCGCAAGAATTCGGTCCGCGAGCAGGCCCGCTATGTGCCACCACCGCGCACCTCGCGGAGGCAGCGTGTTTCGTACAATCTTCGGCTCGTGCAGAAAACCGGATCGGTGCTTGGCGCCATGATCCGCGCAACGCTCGGACACGATATTGATGACGCCGACTTTCGGTTGCCCGTGCCCGCCGCATGGCGAGACAAGGCAGACGCTCTGATCGGCCGCCAGCACAAGCCGGTGATGATCCTGCGGCCGCTGGTCGAGCGTACCGAATGGCGCGGCTGTGCGGCGCGCAATCCGGACCCTGTCGCCTATGCGGCGCTTTACAACGGCATCCGCGACCGCTTCTTCTCGGTGTCGCTCGCAGACCTCGTGCCGGGCGTGGAAGATCTGGTCACCGACCTGCGGGCCGACATCTGTCTGCACAAGGGTGAGCTGGATATCGAGGCTATTGCCGGCTTGATGGCTGGCGCGGCACTGACTTTCTGTTCGCCGGGATTTGCGGTGCCGTTGTCACAGGCCGTCGGGACGCCGGTCATCACGGTCTTTGGCGGCTTCGAATGCTCACGATCGTTCAGTTATGGACATCGATTCGCGCCAACGCTTGGCATCGATCCGATCAATCCGTGTCAGTGCTTTTCGCATACCCATGCCTGCGACAAGCGCATCGATCTGCCGGGGGCGCACGCTGATATCGAGGAGTTCATCGCAGACAATGTTGCCGAGTGTACCGCAGTCGTCGCTGGGCGTGCGACCGATCGACTGGAGCGGCTTGCCGAGGCGCTTCATGAATAAGGGCGAACTGGAAACGCTGGTCGCGCTCGTGCGCAGTGTCTGCCCGCGCCATGTCATGGAATTCGGCGTCAACATCGGCCGTACCGCGAAGGCGATCATGGCAAACGTGGCCGGGATCGAATGCTATACCGGTATTGATGTTGCGCCCGGCTATGTGCCGGCCAAGGCGGTGCAGCGCAATGAAGTCCCGGCGCATCCGGGTGAACTGGTTGCGGCCGACCCGCGCTTTCAATTGGTTGTAAGATCGCGTGGTTCGCTTGACCTGACTGCGGCGGATCTCGCGCCATGCGATGCCGCCTTCATTGACGGCGACCACGGCCGCGAAGCCGTCCTGCACGACAGTGCTCTGGCGCGGGCGCTCGTGCGGCCGGGCGGCATCATCGTCTGGCACGACTACCATGACCTCGGCACCGTCGACGTGAAGGCCGTGCTCGATGACATGAGCCAGGCAGGTGCTGCGATCATGCGTGTTGATCGCACCTGGCTCGCGTTCGAGCGGGTACAGACATGATCGACTACAGCGATCTGTTGTTCGACCCGGTCTATGGCGAGCTTGGCGTGCCGGCGGTGTTCATCGCTGCCGGGACTGCGGGCGAGGTTGCGATCACCGTGATCGACGACACCCGGCCGAAGATCCTGGCCGCCGGCTCCGCCGAGGTGCGCAGCGTTGGGCCGGGGGCGTTCGCGCGCATTCCCGAACTGACCAGCAACGGGATCGCGCGCGCGGACTATGTCGACGCAACGCTGACCTTCAACGGTCGCATCTGGACAGTGCGTTCCTACGAACTGCGCGGCAGTCCGAACGGCGAGGATCTCGGCGAGGTGCGCTTTCTGCTGAAAGAGGCGGCGTCGACCGATGGTTGACGTTCGCGAGGATATCCTGGCGCGGCTGCTCGAGGTGGTCGCCACCATTCCGAACCTGCGCTCGGCGCAGCGCAACAACGTCGATATCCCGGAAGACCAGTTGCCGGCCGCGATCGTGTTCGACGGCGATGAGGAAACCAACGACGCGACCGACGCGACAATGCGGCCACCGAACCGGCCAACGCTCGTGACGATGACACCGGAGATCGTCATTGCGCAGCAGGCCGACGAGGCCGGCTCCGACATCACGACGCTGCGGCGCGAGCTGATCAGGCGGGTGCTCTATGACACCGAGCTCAACGAGCAGATCGTGAAGACCGGGCGCCACGGCAATGGGGCAATCCGCTATCTCGGGTGCCAGACCGACGTCGGCTGGATGCGCTCGCTGCACGGCGCGCTGCGTGCGCAGTTCATGTTCAAGTACACGCTGAAACCGGAAGACCTCTAGAAAGGGAGAGCCGCCACTATGCCTACTTCACCGAATGTTCAGAACTATCACATCGGCAAAGGGATCGTGTCGTTCAAGGAGGCCGGCGACTCGGTCTTTACCGATCTCGGCAACGCGCCGTCGTTCGTCTACACGCCGACGATCGAGAAACTCGAACACTTCTCGGCCCGCGAGGGCGTCAAGACCAAGGATTTCACGGCGATCACCCAGGCCGGCGCGACCATCACGTTCACGCTCGACGAGATCACCGGGCTCAACCTCTCGTTCTTCTCGCTCGCCGAGCAGGGCACCGATACCGATGGCAACATCACGCTGAGCGGTCTGTCGAAGACCGAGTTCACAGGCGACATCAAGGTCGTTGGCACCAACGACATCGGCCAGCAGGTGGACTTCCAGGCCACCGTGTCGTTCGTTCCGTCCGGTGATTTCAGCTTCATCACTGCCGAGGACGAGTTCACCGTGATCGAGATCGAGGCCGAGGTGCAGAAGGATGCCAACGGCGCTTACGGCGTCTGGACCATCCGCGACGAAACCGCAACGGCGTGAGGTGACGCATGGCTGACCTGTTGGACATCGCGCCATCCACTGCCGTCGACGTCGTTAAGATCGGCGACCAGCGGATCATTGTGCATGGCATCTCGGTCGATGCCATCGCATCCATCGTCGCGCGGTTTCCCGAACTGCGATCGATCGCGGGCAGTGGAGGCGACGACATCGTAGCGCGTTTGATTGCCGGATGTGGCGCCGCGATCGGGCCGATCATCGCGGCCGGCTGCGGGCATCTCGGCGAGGCGGCCTACGAACAGCGTGCCGCCAAACTGCTGCCCGGCGAGCAGATCAGGTTTCTCAAGGCGATCCTGTGGCTGACATTCCCAAACGGGATTGGCTCCTTCCTCGAGGAACTGACCGGCCTCATGGGCGGCCCGAGCGAAGGAGCAAAACCCGTCAAAGTGCGCTTGAAGAAATTGCCATCGCCGTCACCGCCGTCATTCGACACGGCATCCCACCCGATTATGCAATGACGCTGACGCCGCGCCAGATCGCCGCCTATCTGAAATTCGGCGCCAGGCTCGACCGGCTCGACCTGCAGGCTGACTTGGTGATCACCGCCACCGGCGCGCAAGGCGACCAGAAGGCGCTGGAGAAGCTCGTCAGGGAACTGGACGGATGAAGTTCGCCTTCTCGGCGCAGGAGTCCGCCCTTGCGGAAGCGTTCGAGGACATCGAGCGCGAGATCCGCGAGGCGCAGAAGGCCGCGGTGCAGAGCGCTGCCGACGAGGCGGTCAGCCAGGGTCGCGCGAACATCGCGCGTGCCGGGTTCTCCTCGCGCTGGCAGGCGGCGCTGATCTCGCGGTTTTATCCGAACGATCCCGCCGACGATCCGGCGGCGCTGGTCTATCACAAGTTTCCGTTTGCCGGCGTATTCGAGCGCGGGATCACCATCAGCGGACGGCCACTGCTGTGGCTGCCGATCGAGCAGAACCTGCCGCGCGGCGTGCATTCGCCGAAGCAATACGGCCAGCCGATGGTATCGGTGAACATCGCCGGCAAGCCGCCATTGCTGTTCGACAAGTTCAATCGGCTCAAGGGTCCGCTGTTCTTCGGGACCCGCTCGGTCACCATCCGCAAACGGTTCGATCTCTTCCGCATTTTCGAGCGCGCGGTGGAACACATGCAAGAGTTCTACGAGCAGCGGATCAAGGGCTGACCAATGGCCGGAAAAACCATCAGCCAGCGCATTACCCTCGAGGGCAGCGAGGACATCCGCAAGCAGCTCGAGGCGCTCGGCAAGGCCGGTGAGCAGTCCTTCAAGCAGATCCAGGACGCCGCGAAGAAGCCGATCACCGACCCGGCGCAGATCGACAAGACCAAACAGGCGATCGATCAGCTTGTCACGGCCGGCACAAACCTCGGGCAGCAGTTTGATGCGCTCACCGGCAGCGCGCAGCGGTTCGGCACTGCGGGCGCACAGGCTGCGGACCAGGTCACAACCGGACTGAAAGAGAGTGCCGCTATTGCCGGCGCGGTGGCCGGAATCTTCCAGGCGGCGACAACCAAACTGATCGGCATGGTCAGTCAGTTGCGGGCGGCTTTAGCTCCCAGCGCACTGCGCGAAGCTGCGGTCAAAGCCGGTACTGAGATTTCCGATCAGGCCGGCAAGATCGGAGCGTCGATCCCGGAAATGCTGGCGTTTCGCAAGGCTCTCGAAAGCTCCTCGCTGTCGGCCGATGACTTTGTCAAATCGGGAGAGAAGATTGCCAAGATGGTGGCGGGCGCGCAAGGCGGCGTTGCGCGGCTGTCGGATACGGTGACGGAGACAGTCAGCAAGTTCGGTGACGCCACCGTCAAGATCCTGCGTTTCAACGACCGCACCACGCAAGCGACAGGCGCGGCGAGTCAAATGGCGAGTGAGCTCGTCAAGCTGGGTGTTCCTCTCGAGGTTATCGCGCGCGGTAACACTCTCGAGGTCATGAAAAGCCTGGCCGCGGCGATCGGCCGGATGCCCGACGAACTCCAGCGGGCGGCGGCCGGTACCAAGTTCTTCGGCGAGAACTGGAAGGAGATGGTCAAGGTTCTGACCGCTGGTGAATTCGGCAAGGCCGCTCGGGATCTCACAGCCGATCAGGTCAAAGCGGCCAAGGAGCTTAAGGATGCCTGGGACGACCTGGGCAAGGCTGTCAGTTCGCTGAAAGCTAATATCGGCGCAAATTTGCTCGGTACCGGAACGACGAAATTTTTCACCGATATGGTCGATCGCGTGCGCGCACTGGTGCAGGAATGGGGCAAACTTTCCGCGTTGAAAAAACCGGCATTTCTTGCTGAACTCGGAGACAGTCCAGCCGAGTTTCTGTTCAAGACATTGATCGCGCTCGGCGAGCAATTGAGTTCGCTTTGGAATGACGTCTTGGTGCCGGCCGGCCAAAAACTTGTCGAGATCTTCGGAGCTATAGCCAAGAATTTTGAGGGCATCTCAGGGAGCCAGGTTGCGGCCTTCTTCATCACGGCCGCCGCTGCTGCGGTCGGCCTGTCGCTCGCGCTCGGGGCGATCCAGTTGATACTGGCGCCACTGCTGGCGCTGTTCTCGCCATTCGGTGCGGTCTTGCTTGTGGCTGCAGCAGCAGCGGTTCGGTTCTGGGGCGCCCTTGCGGCGGGTGCGCAGCGCGCCGCGGCGCTGATCCCGAGTTCGCTGGCTCTCATCCAGGCGGCAATCCGCAGCCTGTTCGCCGGCAACTTTGCCAAGGCGTGGGCTCAACTTGCCGAGGGCGCCAGCGCGGCATTCGCAACACTCACGCAGGCGGCACTTCGCGCGCAGGGTCCGATCGGTGCAATCGCGCGGGGCCTGCAGCGGATCGCGACGGACTTCCCCGCCGCAGTCAGGCTGATCGTGGCGGCCCTGGTCGGGCTCGGAGTGGCCGCCACCGGCGTTGCCGACATCATCAACAAGATTTTCGGCACGCAGCTCACCGGCACTGACATCGCCCTGATCGCGATCGTGTTGCAGTTGACGGGCGGGCTGGCCGCGCTGGCGGCAGCCGCCACCATCGTTGGCGCAGCAATCGGGGCACTCGTTGCCCTATTCGGGGGGCCGTTAACGATAGCGATTTTGGCTGTCATTGCTGCGTTCGCCCTGTGGCCCGAAAAAATGACTGCTGCGGTTGAGGTGATCAGGGCCGGGCTTCAGTTGGTCGCCGACGGGATGAACGCGCTGATCGCGGCCAGCCAGACAGCGATGGACGCGGTCGTGGCCGCATTCGCCGCGGCTTGGGAGGGGATCAAGGCCGCCGCACAGGCGACCTGGGACTTCATCGTGTCCGGCTCGAACGCGATGGTTTCCGCCATCACTTCCGGGATCGCGACACTGCAATCCGCATTCGATGCGGCGTGGAGCGCCATCAGGGCTGGCTGGGACGCGACGATCGGCGCGATCCAGAGCGGGATTAATGCGGTCATCGGCAGTGTGCAGTCGCTGGTCTCCTGGCTGCAGACCGCATTCCAGTGGCTGCAGAACTTGCTCAGCGCACAACAGCAGAGCGCGCCGACAGGCAGTGTGCCCGGCGGTATCCCCGAGGCGCCGGGGATGGCGCGCGGCGGCTACGTGCACGGACCCGGCAGCGCGACGTCGGACTCGGTGCTGGCGCGGTTGTCGCGCGGCGAGTTCGTGATGAACGCTGCGGCGGTGAAACATTTCGGTTCGCAATTCTTCGCCGCGCTCAATGCACTGCGCCGGCCGCCGGGGTTCGCGGCCGGCGGTATGGTCGGTTCATTGCCGCGATTTGCGGCCGGCGGCATGGTGCCGGCGCTCGCCGGGAATGGCCGCAACCTCGGCACGCTGCGGCTGGGCCTGCCCGACGGCACCACGCACCAGGTGCAGACCAGCGAGGAAACCGTGCAGGCGCTCGAGCGGGTGATCCGGCGGCAGGATGCTCATTCCGCAGGCCGCAAGCCGTCCTGGTACTGAAATGGCACTTCCCACGACCGGTACCGTGCTGGAGCTTAGCGGCGTCACGCTGCGCGACTACTCCGCGCGCAAGCTGACCCTTGCGGTGGCCCTGATCGACGCAGGCGAGCTCGCTTACGACGTCAACGGTACGCTGCGCGACCTCACGATGGAGCAGTTCAGGAAATATACGTTCGCCATCAGTTGCACCGACGTCGACGTGCCGGTGCTCGAGGATGTGTGGAAGGGAGCGCCGGTGACGCTGACGATGCTGCCGTATTCCGGCATGACCGAGGACGTGGACGACACGCAGCAGACGTTCAGTTGCCTGGTGTCGGGGTGGTCGACCAGCAACGACGAGTGGGGCCGAATGACCGGCTGGACGCTAAACCTGACCGAAATATAAGCATGGCGTTCAGTGCGACCTGGTACTTCGCCTTTGTTGAGGAGTCGGAGACGGCCTTCGATCCCGACGTCCATAACCGGGTGGATCTCGATTTCCTCGGGTTCGCCTTCGACCACGCAGAGGGAAACTTCGCGACCCTGCGGATCACGACCAGGAACCCGCTGGGCGAGGGCGGGACGTTTGCCCTCGGCCTGCTCGGTCCCGGCAGAAAGCAATGGTGCTGGTTTTCGTGGGATCCTGGCACGGGCATCGTGCCGCTGTTCTTCGGCCGCCTGGTCGGCATCCCGACCGACGTGTTCGGCCGGACGGTGACCCTAGACTTCCAGGCCAGGCCGAAGGATTACAAGGACCAGAAGCAGGCGCTGGCCGAGACGCTGAAGGTCCGGCCCTATTGGGCGCCCGAGTTCTACGAGGAGACGCAGCGCGATGACCCGGACACGATCCTCGAGGCCTACAGTGCGGTCTGGTATGTCGACCCGGTGACGCATGAGGTGTCGATCAGCGACGTGCTGCTCGGCGAGTCCGGAACCGAAGTATTCCAGAAGGCCGACCACCGGTTCGACGGCATGCAGATGAGCCTGGCCGATCCCGGCACGTCGTCTGTCGAGGTCACTGCGGAATTCAATTGGACCCAGCGGGCCGTCGGCAGCATCGACATGGAACTGTCGAGCGTATCCCACACGCTCAGCGCCGATAATTATCCGAAGGCCGGTGCGTCATTCGGCGACGGCTGGACGGTCACGACGGCGAACGTGACCGAGCCATCCGACTACAAGACCCGGACGGTGAACCAGGAGTCCGGCATCACGATCAAGTGGTGGGACGGCAACGTGACGTCTGTGCACACAAGTTCGAGCGAGGAGATTGTCGTGGGTCCCGGTGAGCGCTGGCCGGGGATCATCACGAAGAAGGAGAACAAGTCGGCGTATGACGACGACGGAAACCTGACGTCGTGGTCGGTCAACGAGGCATGGTCGGAAGGCCTGACGCCACTGCACGAGGTCAGCGCAAGCTACTCCGTTGGCTACGACGCCGGCAGGCCATTCAAGGAGAAGATCGCCTACACATTGACGGCCGATGTGCAGCCGACACTCGTCCAGCCTGAGGACGTCGAGCCGGAAAGGCTGGACTTCAAGACCGTCGACATGAGCAATCCAGAGGAAGGCGTGGCAATCATCGGCGATCCGCGCAGGCGCTCCTTTGTCAGTCAGGCCGATGGCAACCAGAGCCTGGCATATACGCTCCTGGTTGCGCGAGCCAACCTGAGGAAGCGATCGCGCAACGTCGAGATCACCTTCGCGCCATTTCTCGACAGACTCGGCGACCTGAGGCTGGACAGGAACGCGACAGTCCAGGACTGGCGCCTGCCGGGTGGGACGGCCACCGGCAAGATTACGAGATTCAGTTGCGCGTTGACGCCACCAACGTCCAGCGGCGCGGCGCAGTTGAGCCTCACGGTGACGATGGGATGTGCGCCCGGGCGGGGCGGTACGATTGCGGGAGCGGACGGCGATCCGGATTACTGCGAGGACGACTATGTCCTGGCGTCCGATGACTATCAGGAGCGGATCGGCGAGGTCCTGGTGTTCCACGATGACGTTGGCTTTACCCCGCCGGCCTTCGCCCCGGCTGATGACGGTCTCGACTTCATCGCCGGCATCACGGAAGACAACATGTTCGATGTGGCTCCTTCCATTATTGAGGTAGACATAGATCCGGACGTTACAATCACCCTGACGCACGGTGGACCTGGATTTATGCTCGGGTTCGGGCTGCCGCCGTCAGGTTACAACACGTGGGATGAAGCAATACAGGCGGCAGTGCAGGCCCGCGCCGACTCGGTCGTGGACTATCTCAGCCAGACGGTGACGCAGATCCGGTTCAAGCTCAAATCGATGTCGGCGACATTCGAGACGCCGATCGATCTCACCGTGACGGAGCTCAAGATGCCGACGATGATCGACCTGGAGGCGACGTCCGGTGGGTGAGTTCACACTGGGACCGCCCCGACTTCCTGACCGCACGCCGGCATCACGGCCGAAGGTCATCTTCACGACTAAGCCGCCACCCGATCCGGACGAGGAGACGACGAAAGACCTGGTGGTCATCGCCGGTGGTGAAGCCACATTCATCACTCTCAACTTCACCTACAGTTCCCAGGTGAGCAAGCAGGTTCAGAAGGAAACCCAGCGGACATCCGACCTTGTGCGGATCAAGAACCCGGACAATCCGGCACAGAAGGTCGACGTGATGCGGCCGACGGAGATCAGGACGAGTCCGCCGGTCGGTCAGACGGGCAAGAACGTGCCGTCATCCATGAAGGTCATCTACATGCCGCAGCCTGCGGCTGAGAACGTCGAGGTCCTCGAGGAAGAGATCGTCGAGAACAATCCTGAGGGAGGAGGGGCAGCACCGTGACGGTAGTCTTCAGGACGGATATAGGCGCGTATACCGGCAAGGGGTCGCCGCTCACCAAGGAGGAGGTGGACGGTAATTTCTACGATCTCCTGACCCGTACCGAGGACATCGAAAGCGGCGGTGTGTTCTCGTGCGAGTCGGTCGACTACACCGGCGCGTCGATCACGTTCAATTGGTCGGATGACACGTCGTCCGGGCCGTTCATGCTGCCGGTCGCCACGTTCCGTGCCGTGGGCGAGTGGCTCAACAGCATGCCGCTGTCCTATCTCGACGTCTTCACGGTCACCGGCACCGGCACGTTCCTTACCCTGGTCGATCATACGACACCTGCGTTCCCGGCGCCGTTCGATCCTGCGGCCGTGAGCGACGACACGGCCGGCGAGCCCCTGTACCTGATGATCGGCGAGTCGGTCGACGTCTCGGGCTTCATGAACTACCGCGGCAACTTCGTCGCAGGCACGTCGTACTTCGTCGGCGATGTCATCTCGGACGTCGCGGGCCTGTTCTACGTGCTGACGGGACACGTCGCCGACACCACGTTGGACCCAACTGATACGACCAGTTACAGGAAGCTCGCGCCGCCTCCGTTCGCTCCGGTCACGACCACGGCGACCGCGACCTATACGATCTCAGCCGGCGACGCGGGCAAGTATCTGCGGTTCACGGGTGGCTGTGTCGTGACCTTCCCCGACGGACTGACGGCGATGCCGTCCGGTACCGAGATCCACTTCAGGCAGGCGGGCACTGGTCCCGTCATCTTCGACGTGACCGGCGGCGCCGTGCTCAACCCGCAGCGCGACGGTCACTCGACCGCGACTGCGTGGCAGGGGGCGACCGTGACGGCGAAGTATGTCGGCACCGACGAGTGGGATCTGATCGGGCCGTTCGGTGAGGAACTCACCGCGTGACGCGCAATGCCTTCTACGAGACCCCGCCATTCAGCCGTATCGTCAACGTCAAATGGGAAGAAGAGGCATGGTCGGCAGCGTGGTTATACCTGTGGAACTTTGAAGCCGAGTTCGTGTACGGCCCATCGACCTGTGCAGGGTACATCGACGGATATCTGCCACCGCCGGATGCTCCCATGCTCCCTGATGTCAATTCCTATGTCATCGGCCACTCGTGCAACTGGTTCTTCGACGTCTTCTTTGAAGGTGCGTCGGAGGGCTTGTCGGTCAGCGGGGCGCCCGTCACTCCGACCGGCAGTTCATCTGTGAACAGCGGCCCGCAAATTCGCGCTCACAATGCCGACGAGTTTGGCAATGCCAACGTTATTGGTACCTCGATCGGGTTCGATGTGTGGGGAACGAAGGAGGTGGGCCCGATCGCGTGTTACGGAAACGTCCAAGGTCCCGGCGATCTTAATCCGGGCTTCGTCACAGGCTCCCAATACGGCATCCCGATCCTCGGCCTCGAGCAGTTCGACACCGGGGTCGTGACATGCAATGTCACCGGAACCATCGACGGGGCGCCCGCAGTCGTCGTGAGCACCGAGATGAGCATGACGCCGTTCGGTGGCGAAGTAATCGTCAGATTTGCAAGATCCTGATGATACCGGGAATCGTTGCCTCGGCCATGTCGTCGGCAGTTACCGCAGGCCTCCCTGCGGCCGTGGCCGACATCCAGTTCGATGTTGGTACGGCCATCATCGACGGCGCGACCGTCGATATTGATGACCTGCTCAGCCGTCCCGAAAATCTCGTCCCGGGTCAGGGGATGGTGCTGGGACAGGATTTCTCCTGCGAGATCCTCGGTGACCTCGCGGCGCTGCTGCTGACCACGGACTGGACCATCGCCATCAACTGGTTCAGACCGGCCGACTTTTCCACGCCACTCGAGATCAACGATGGCGTCGAGGCGACGAGCTATCCGAAGATCCGGATCGAGGACTCGACTGGCTACTTTCTAACCTTCGACACGAAGCCGTCACCGCCTCTTGAACGCGACCTCGTCGGCAATGATCTTCCCGCGCCGGTCGCGCGCGCCATGGGGTTAAGGCGCACCGACGTCCAGATCGCGATGTCGCTGGACCTCGCCGATGTGGTGACGGAGGACACGTTCAGCGATCTCCCTGCGATGGCCAGGGTATGGATCGGCGGCAACTCGACGTCCAGTTATGGCTTCGTCGTCCTGCAGCGATTGCGCGTGTACGCGTCGACGGAGCTGACGACGGACCTGCTGCCGCAGGTCAGTGCCCCGGATGCCGTCGGAGTCGCCGGCAACGACGTATTTGCCAATGCGCTGCCGATCGAACCCGGTCAGACGCTGTACGTATGGAGCAGCGGCGCGAGCAAGCAGTCCGGCGAACCGAACCACGGCGGCGAAGCAGGCGGCGCGTCGGTCTGGTACGAATTCACGGCACCAGCGTCAGGCGACTGCACGGTCATCATTTGGAACTGGACGAACCTGTCGGCGCCGATCATCGCGGTCTATACGGGCTCGGCCGTGGACTCACTGACGCCCATCGTGTCGGACGTCAACGATGCATGGGAGGTCACGTTCACCGCGACGATGGGCACCTCGTACAAGATCGCGCTCGATGGCGTCGGTGGCGAGGAAGGCTTCTTCAGCATCCGCGTCCCATCGCCGGCAGCTCCTGGTGACGACGAGCTCCTGCTTCTCCTGTTGTGAGGATTGACGGCCATGGCCAACAACGTAACTGCGCCAGTTACCGGTTCGACTTTCAAGACGACGGACAATGCTGGCGTTCACACGACGCACCACAATGTCGACAGCGTTGATGGGTCCGTCGCGCATGACAGCGCCGATGCTGGCAACCCGGTCAAGATAGGTGGCAAGGCCGTCAACGCTGAGCCTGCCGCGGTTGCCAATGCCGATCGTGCGAACCTGATCACCGATCTCGTCGGCAAGCTGATCACGCTGCCTTATGCCAACCCGGAAAACTTTGTCTCGGGTGCGATCACGACGGCAATGACTGGCACCACCAGCACGTCGCTGATCGCCGCGCCGGCAAGCGGGCTGCGCAACTACATCACCCAGATCACCGTCAGCAATGCGCATGCGACGGTCGGCACCGACGTCGTCATTCAGGATGGCAGCGGCGGGACGACGCTGTACACGATCCCGGCTGCGGCGGTTTACGGCGGCGCGGTGCTCACGTTCCCGGTCCCGTTGCGCCAGCCGACGACCGCGACGGCGATCTACTGCGCCAACGTGACGACCGGCGCGAGCACCAAGGTCTCGGCGAGCGGTTATAAGGGCGCGTAATGACGTTTCTGTTGCTCGGCGCCGGAAAAGCCGCCGCTGTCGGTGGTGGTGGTGGTGGTTCTCGCTACTGGAGACTGCTCGTCTCGCACACGTCGGTCGACAACTCGACCAACATCGCCGAGGTTCAGTTGCGCGAAAGCGCGGGCGGGTCAGACGTGACAGGATCCGGCACGGCGTCAGGCCTCGGCACTCCAATTACCGGCACTGCCGCGTCCGCCTTCGACAACAATGCCTCGACCACCTATCACTCCGAGATCGGCACCATGCCAACGTGGTTGCAGTACGACTTCGGCTCGGGTCAGGACAAAGCCATTGTCGAGGTCGTCATTCAGGCTCACCCGTCCAACCCGGCCTACAGCCCGACGGACTTCGATGTGCAGTTCTCGTCCAACGGCTCGTCGTGGACGACGTCATGGAGCGTGACTGGATCGACGGGATGGGCTGCGGGTGAGACCCGAACGTTCACGAAGCCATAGGGAGGCGGCAATGTCGCTGAGTGGGCTACTCTTGGGGATAATTAATATTGCGATCGTGGTCGCCATCCTGTTGCTGGTGGGTGCGATCATCCTGTGGTTCATGAGCTGGATGAACCTCGCCGTACCCGCCAATGTGCAGAAGGGCTACATAGTCGTGGTCGCATTGATCGGCCTCTACATGCTCGTCGCCCTGCTGCTCGGTATACCGACACTCCGTGTGATCGGGTTTCACGGGATCGCAGATACCGCCGTTGCCGGACTATCCTCCGGCGCCACCGCCGATCTGTGAGGGGTGTTGACGATGGGCGCGATCGAGGAAGGCGGGAAGGTCGCCAGTGGTGTGGTCGAAGGGCTGAAGCAAAGCCCGCTTTCGCTGGCCCTGATCGTGATGAACGTAGTGTGCCTGGGTGTGGTCGTGTGGGTGTTGAACGTTGTTGCCAACAATGCTTCGCGCCGCGACAACATGATCCTCACACTGGCAACCGATTGTGCGGTCGCATTGTCGAAGAAGGACAAGGATTGATGGGGCGGCCGGCCCACTTTGCGGCGCAACAGGAGAGAAACAATGGCATTCAATTTCGGCAAGCTGCTTTCGATCGTGAAGGCGGTCGCCAAGACCACCATATTCGAGTCCGCGGCGGATCTTGCGCTCAAGCGCGTCGGCGAGGAGATCACGAAGCACGCTGATCATCCGGAGGAGATCAAGAAGATCGGCGCCGAGCTGATCCGCGGCGCGCCGGAACTGGTCGGCGCGATCGTCAAGGGCACGGAGGCGGAACCACTCGTCAATCCGGCCTTGATCCACCGCACGCCAGAGGAAGCGCACAGTGGCGAGGTGCACGGCAGTTTCAAGGACTAGGGGTATCGTGACGCCGCCAGACGACGGAGACGACAGCGGCGACAAGATCGAGCTATCGCCGCGTTACGACCTGTCGACCGCGCAGCGCCTCGCGCTGGTGATCGAGCGGCAAAACAACATCATGCGCCGGCTGACCGCGCTGGAGAAAAAGGCCGAGACGATCGGTTCGATGATCAACAAGGCGGCCGGCGCGATGGCGCTGGTTGCCGGTGTCGGCGTGTTCGTCGGCTGGCTGCTGTCGGTCTCGGGGCACATCGCTTCATGGTTTAGATGATACCGCTCGACCTGCTGCTCGCACTCGGGCAGTTCGAGCTGCAGCAATTCCTGCTGCTAGCGCTGCTGCTCGACGTGCCGCGCTATCTGATCGCGGTGCTGTTCGTCGCGATCGTTCTGCCGGATCGCGGGTCGGCCATCAACCGCATGCCGGTCGCCGCCATCGTCGCGTGCCACAACGAGGCGCACGCGATCCGCGCCTGCCTCGAGGCGCTGCGCGCGAACGGCGTTGCGGAGATCGTCGTGGTCAACGACGGCTCGACCGACGCCACCTCCGAACTTGCCCAGGCCTTCGGCGCCATCGTGGTCGACCTGCCAGAGCGGATCGGCAAGCCGAACGCATTGAACGTCGGGTTGCAGCACACGCTCGGCCACCTGATCGTGGCGGTCGATGCCGACACCGTGCTGGCGCCGGGGGCGCTGGCGCGCGCGCTGCCGTTCTTCGCGCCGGGCGTCGGCGGCGTCGGGCTGAACCTGCGCCCGTGCAACGAGCTCGCAACGCTCACCACCGCATACCAGGCGATCGAGTACCGCGTCACGTTCTCGGCCGGACGGCGGCTCGAGGATGCGCTCGGCATCATGGCGAACATCAGCGGCGCCGCCGGGATCTTCCGCCGTGCGGCGCTCGACCAGGTCGGCGGCTGGCCGTGCGAGGTCGCCGAGGATGCCGCCTTGACGATGCAATTGCGGGCGGCCGGCTGGACGGTGCGCTATGCGGCCGAGGCGATCGCCCACACCGCCGTCCCGGAAACCGTGCCGGCCCTGATCCTGCAGCGGTTGCGCTGGGATGCTTCCATCGTGACGATCTGGTGGCGCAAGTTCGGGTTCCTGCTCAACCCGTTCTCGCATTCGTTCCTGCCGCTCAATCTCATCACCAGCCTTGACGTGCTGCTGTTCAATGCGGTCTTGCCGCTGGTGCTGCCGTTCTATGTCTGGTGGCTGTGGGACCGGATTGGCGTCGCCAGCCTGACGCTGCTCGCCGCGGTGCTGCTTGCGCTGACACTGTTCAACCTGGTCATCATGGCGCTGGTCCGGTTGCCGCTGCGCCTGTGGCCCTACGTGCCGTATCACGTGGTCGCGCAAAACCTGCTGATGCGGCCGCTGCGGATCTTCGCGCTGATTGCCGAGCTCGTATTCATGATCACCAGGCATGACCCCTACATCCCCGAACATGAACGGCATCGGCTGACATGAGGACCGGGTTCGTTCGCGTCGGTTATCTGATGGGGCTGCTGTCCATGGTGACATGGACCACCAACAACTTTGTCAGCGGTTGGGCCTACAGCCGCGCGGAGGGGATCGTCGTCGGCGACTTCGGCTATGTCTCGCCCGAGTACACCGTCACGGTGCTCGAGGTGCTGGTGCGCAACGGCCAGAAGGTGCAGCGCGGCGAGGTCGTGGCCCGCGTTTCGTCCAGTCGCGTCTCGGAATTGGTCGCGCGGCTTTCCGCCGAGAGCAGCCGCCTGGTCTCGCAGATGGCGCAGATCAACGCCAAGGCATCGATGATCGAAATGCTGGTGCGCGGGGCGGAGCAGCGCCAGCAGGTCGTCGAGGGCAATTACGAGGCGCTCGGCATGGTCAAGAAGCGCAACCTGCTGCCGATGCTGACCGAGAATGCCGTGGTCGACCAGTTGTTCAAGGGCACGCTTGAGCTCGCGACGCTGCGCGCCGAGCGGCAGACGATGGATCAGCAGGTTGCGCAGATCCTCGCCGCCTCGCGCTTCACCGACCAGGCGCTCACCGATATCGCGCTGCTGTTCGACGCCGGCAAGATGAAGGCGCCGATGACCGGGTTCATCTCGGGGATCGAGGCCGGGCCGGGATCGGTGATCAATCCGGGTCAGATAGTGGCCGAGCTGATCGGCGAATTGCGCTACGTGCTGGCGTACTATCCGGTCGACCGGCTGTACGACCTGCAGGTCGGCCGGGCGGTGACGATCGACGCCGGCATCGGGCAGAAGCTGGCGGGCCGGATCAGCGACGTGACGCCGATTGCCGCCAAATTGCCGAAGGAGTTCCAGAAGACGTTGGCGCCGACCGAGCGGCAGCAGATGGTGCGCATCGAGTTCGCCGACACCACGCAGAAGCCGCTGCCGTATTTCACCAAGGTCGTTGTGAGGTAATGCTGACGACGGCGGCGAAATCGGTTATCTAGCGCGCCTCTGCCCCCACACTCGGCCCGGGTTCGCCCGGGCCTTTTTTGTTTGTTCCTTTAAGTGCGTCGGTACGCAGCACCAGGTAGCGGCGGCGGCCGAAGCCGCGCCGCCTTTTTCGCGGCCTCGTCCTTCGCGGCCTCGTCCTTCGCGGCCTCCCGGTCGAGATGCCACAAGATCTCGAGCTTCGCGAATCCCCGGAAGAAGGCCACAGCGAATGCAAGCCACAAGATGATGGAAAACCAGAATTGGCCCGAGCTATTGCTGGAGATAGCGCCGGCTATGAATGGACCAGCGAGGATTGTTGCTGCGATTGCGGCGTTACGAAATGCGCGTGTGCTCGGTGATGCCATTTTGAGTTTCCTTTCACCGGTTCGCAATCAACTCGGCCGACTGGTTGTCAAACACGCGGCAGATCCATTGATAGGTGCCGTTTCGACCGTTTAGCTCGGCCGAGATCACAACATTGTAGAAGTCGAACTTCCTCCACGAACTACGGAATTCGGTCGTCGAACCCGTTACGCGCAAGCCCTCGGCTTTCGGAAGTCGGCCGATTGCGGTCATCACGCAACCATCGAGCAACGAGTTGCTCGATGGGCTGTTGCCGGGCGCCAGCAGAGGCTCTCTGACCGATTGCACGGGGGCGACGGGTTGCGCTGGTGCAATCGGAACGTCCGGGTTCGTCTTCGCCTCATAGGGCTTCATCACGCTGTGCAGATAGTCCTTCAGCGGATCATTGAGGAGCGGCTGTTGTGCGGCTGCGCCTGTCGAGATCGCAGCGATAGTCAGCGCGAGAGCAATGCGGTTCATTTGAGTTTCCCCAGCCTGTGCGCGGGATTGCGCGGGTTCATTCCAGCCGTTCGGCGATCCGGGCCTCGAGCCGGGTCTCTAGATGCGCGAACAGCCCGCCGATCTCGGTGTTCCTCGGTCTTGGCGATGGCGCCTGCAAGAAAGAGCCGGAGGCCGATTTCGTCATCGTGGTTGCGTTCGTCTAGTTGCTTGCGAACAGTCTTGAGCGTTGCAAGCAAATCTGCCCGTTCACACTCGCCTTTTCGACAATTCTTTCGCATGTTATTCCTCAGTCTTGACGACTGTTGGCTTGTCGAACTGGCAGATGCGAACGACTTCCTTCGCAAAGATGACTTCGGATCATCAGCTCGAGATCGTCACGCAATCCGCCGATGCTGTTGCGCACGCTTTCGAGCGAGCGCGCTGCGATCATCTGGTTTTCGGCCATGCGGCGCATCTCGTTGCGCGTGGCGCGCTGCTCCTCGTGAATGCGCTTGAGTTGTTCCAGCACGAGGTTGGTGGCTTCGTCGGTCATTGGCGTTCCGTTTCTCTGGCGATCGCCGCCTCGAGCAGTTTCACAATCGGCGCCGGCACCGGCCGCTCGCCCAGCGCGTATGAACGCGAGGTCCTCGCGGCAATGCCGAGCTGCTCGGCGGCGTGCACCTGGGACCAGCCGAGTGTGGCAATTGCCTTGCGGTATTGGTTGGCCGTCATGCGGGCCACATAGGCACACTGTGCCGCATGGCGTCAAGGCGCGGGGAACTACCTAGCCGTCTCGGCGTCCTTCTCATTGCAAAGGTTGTTGATCCGTAGGACCCAGTTCGCCAACTCATCGGTCACATTTGTCATGGCTTCTTCTGCCGTACTTGCTCACCGTGAACGCGGCACGGCTCTGCAGAGCCAACCGATACCCTCGACGCATTCCAGGCGGCGCCACTCGTTGCACCTCCAGCAATGGCCCATCTACGTGCCCTCGCGGACAACATGGCGGTTGATCTGGAATCGCTCGATCGCGGCATCCACCATCTGCGGGTCTTGGTTGTCCATCCAAGCCATTGCGTACAGAACGCGACACAGAGGGCACATCTCGCCTTCGGGTGCATCGGCGAAGTTTATCTCGACGTGACCGTCCCGGCACATGAATGCGGCGCGCTTAGTCATCGGGAGTGAGGCTTCCGCTTCCTGGCTTCCGCTGCGATCTGCCGTATCCTGTCCGCTGGCGGCATCTGTGTCTCGGGTTGGAGGTAGCTGGCGTATTGCTCGAAATGCCATTGGCACATGTATCGCGGGCCGGGTCGATGAGCATTCCCAGGCTTCGGCTCCCAAGCGGCGTCGAAGTGGCAACCTCTGAAGGTGCATTTCGTTCTCACCATGTCTTGCCTTCACTACGGCGCTTCAGCTTCCCGAACCGCCACCAGCTCCGCCTGCAGCCGCTCGACCTCGTCACGGGGCGTTCTTCCCAGCGCATCCTTCGCGCATTGGCGCATGACCTCGGCCGCCGGCTCTTCACCGGGGCGGGTGTAGACATCCATCACGGCAATGCCGGTCAGCGCCGCCCGTAGCAGCCCGTTCTCGGCCTCGGCCATGTTTGCGTGAAAGCATCCACCCAAAAACCCGGCACGATCTTCCCGGCAAGATTTGACAAGCGCCGCCTGCAGCCGCTCGACCTCGTTGGTCATAGCCTCATGGCACGCATTAAATCCCGCGTTGAATGGGTCGCCGTCATCCGGCCGTAGCTCAACGATGTCACTCATGATTTTGTGTCCTTGGCGGCGCTTCAGCTTCCCGTTCGTTGGCCGACTTTGCCGTCATTGCCGTGATGATGTCGGCGCGTAAAGCATCGGCCTTCTCGGGGTCGTGCTGCTCGACGTAGCGGATGACCGCTTCCCATATCCGCTCTTTGGCCTGGGCCGCTCCGCGCTGAAACCCGTTCTTCCATTCTCTGGAGCGGTGTTTGATCGGCTCTGCCATTTTCCTCTCCACACGGATCATCCCTGCCGCTCTACGCCGCCCCGATGCGCAGCGGTGGCGCGGCTATTGAGTAAACCGAGGATCGCCTCGTCTGCCTCCATCGCGGCATCGGCGCGACCGTGCTGGTCGAGCAGATCGAGCACTGATCGCCCGCCCGCACGGGGGTGGCACGAACGGCACGAACGGCATTGGCCGTTCATGCCACCTAACGTTGGTGCTGGAGAGCCAGCACCCACGCAAACAGCCTTGCCGCCGGTTAGGGAATTTGAGAAATTCCCTTTATGTTTCAGTGAACGCATTGACCCAGTTAGGGAATGTAACCTATTGATATCAAACGAAATGTACCAACCGGGAGGAGTACGGTTAGGGAATTTCACCATTGAAATCATTGCATTATTCCCGAAATTCCCTAACCTCGCGGACGAGGTTAGGGAATAGTTCCCTCATTTTCCAGCCCGTATCAGATCGATTGCGGCCGTTCCCAGACGCGCATTGCTGATGCCGCGCGCATAGGTGCGGATCTCGTCCAGATCGGCATGGCCGGTCACCGCAGCGACCTGGTACTCGGTCGCGCCAGCCTCGAGCATACGCCGCACAATCGCCTTGCGCAGCCCGTGGGCGCTGCATTCCGGCAGTCCGGCCTCGTCGCACCAGTCGCGCATCTTGTTGCTCAGGCCGCCCTCGGCGAACGGCTGGCGGCGCTCCGAGACGATGTAGGTCTTGACGCCGATCACCTTGGTGGCGCGCAGCACTCGCACCAGATCCGGGTGTGCCCTGAACTCGACGACGTTACCGGTCGTGCGCGAGGTCTTCTTCGGCTTGATCCGCACCATGCCGTCGTACAGATGCTCCGGGCCGAACAGGCGCGCATCGGAGATGCGCAGGCCAGTGTAGAGCATGATCGCCATGGCAAGATGGGCTGTGGTCCCGACCGGATGGCGGCGGCTGAACCGCTCGATGTCGCGCTCGGTCCATGAGTAGTGTCCCGCGGTCTTCGGCTTCTTTGCTAGCGTCAGGCCGACCGCCGGGTTGTCCTTGATCAGCATTTGGCCGACGCACCAGTCAAAGAACGGCTTCAGCGCCTTGATCAGGGCGTGCTGCTTGCCTGCCTTGAGCTTGCCGACGATCTTGCCGAGGTGCGCCCGGTCGAGCTGCGCGAGTTGGCGCTCGCCGCGCGCGACGCTGTTGCTCTCGCCCTTCTCACAGCGGAAGGCGTCGAGCGCGTAGCGGCGGTTCTTCTGCGTGGTCGCACCCAGTCCTTCCGTGAAATGGCTCGAGCCGTAGTAGGCGACGATCGCGGCATTCAGCGTCCCACTGGGTGACCGCTCGGCGCCGATGACCGGCGGCAGCGCTACGTGGCCTTTCAGTGCGGCGGCGTGCGCGGCCATGAACTCTGGCGACCACGGCATGCCCGGCAACGCAATGCGCGGGCTCTGCTTGTTGCGGCGGAAGTAGTGGCGCGGCTGGCCATGCCGGTCGAGGTAGTGGTCAACATACGGGGGCAGTTTCATTTCGTGTTCTCCCGCGGCGCCGCTGCGCGCGGCAAGATCTCGACCAGTTCGTCCAGTTCGGCCGCGCGCTCTTGGCAGAGCGCGAGCAAATCGAGATAGACGCCGTCGGGAACGTCATACGACCCGTCGACCCAGCGGCGCACGGTGCGGTCGGAGACCTCGAGATCGCGGGCGACCTCGGATTGCCAGCGAGGCCCGTAGAGGGCCTCGCCGACGCGCTTGAGAAGGCGGCTGCTCATTATGCGGTCTGTTCTGGATGTTGCTTGTCGATCCAAGCCGACCAGCCTTTGTAGCGAGCCTCATAGGCATTAGCGGCATTGCCGTGCCAATAGAATTGCTCTGGCCCGTGAAACTCCCAATGACTGCGCCCCGCACACCAGACCCAAGCGTCTTTCATCAGGCGTTTGCCGGACGATCGGAACCTCGGGTCTGCCTGCATCTCGCTGAGCAGTCGGCGCGAAAACAATACGTCGATGGTGGTCATGGCTCAGCCTTCCTTCTTGGTCTTCGGGAAGGCTCGCCGACGCTGGTCCATCAACTTGCGGATTTGATCCACCGTGTAATCGCGCTGCAGCATCCAAGGTGGGATGCCCTCTGGATATTCGGTGCTCAAGGACTTCTGGTCTTCGGGAGTGAGGTAGGTCATGTGCTTCGGGCCTCCTGCCCGGTTCCGGCGGGGCCGATCCCCATCCGGTAGTGCCCTAAATATAGGACACGGGGGCGCTTGTCAATAGCCTCAATCCTCGTCCCACGGATGGGGCCCTGCCGCGCCGTTTCCCGGCTTGGCCGGTTCGCCAGCGACCAGCGTGATCTGGCCGTCCTTGCCGATCTCGACGCGCGCGACCGACAGGCCGGCATTCTGGGCGGCTTTGACGGCCGCCGTTACGTCACGCTGGCGGAACGTGCATTCCCCGCGCGGCCGGCGCTTGGCCTGTTCCGGCACCAGCGCGCGCCCCGCCTCGAGGGCCGGGCCGAGCTTGTCGCGCGGTTTCATCGCGTTACCTCCCGTTGAGTGAGGAGCGCGGCGGGATTGATACCATTGTCGCGTCGGTATTCATTTTCATATGCTAGGCGCCCACATCGCTCGGCCGCCTCCACCATCGAGGGCAGGTAGTCTTTCGGCGAAATCTTGAGGGCAGCGCCGATCAGGATTTCGCACGCCCAAATTCGCATAGCGGTCACGCTCCCTCTCCATCCTTGGAGAGGGGAATTTCCAAGTCGGAGATCGGCCGTTCTGTGCGGATCATCTTGCATTTTGTACACCGGCATTCCTCCGCGACGATTTGGCCGCGCTCTATCCGCCGCCAGAGAACTTCCCACTTGTGTCGGCACGCCATCAGCCGCTCTCGCGCTTATGGATGTAGAACGCGCTCATTCGGCCGCGTCCTTGTAAAACGGCTCTTTCCAGATCTCGGCGAACCCCGGCAGCGACGCGCTATCGCCGATCCATTCCGCCCATGCCGCGCCGACCGCGCCAGAGCCGGGGAAAAGGTCGTCCAGAGTGTCGCCCCGCTGCGCCTTGAGCAGCGAGAATACCCAGCGGCAAAACCCGCGCGGCTTCGCGCCCGTGAGGCCGCGCTTGAGCGTGATGCTCTCGGCAACCCAATCGCGCACGGTCGGCTCCGTGAGATCGTGCTTCCGACCGCCCATGAAAATGACCGGCTCCCACGCATAGGCCGGGCTGACATGCTTCTTGAACGAACAGAACGGCTTCACCCAGGCACCGACTCGGGCCGTCTTCGGAACCATCGGCAGGATGTCGTGCAGGTTGCCGCTCGTCAGGGACATTGCCCATCCGTCGCCGTATTCGTCACACAGCCGCGCGATCAGATCCCGATGCGTCGCCGGGTCGTTCCAGTCGAGCGCGTTCGGGTGCAGCTCGGCGTAAAACTCGCCGTAGCCGAGATAGGGCGGATCTGCGTAGGCGAACCTCATTCGCACTTACCCGTGGTTAGTGCGGCGCGTTTTGAGGACGGCACCCAGCCCGCACCCAACCCGCACCATGCGCAAAACTCCCATCCGATCTCGACGCCGTTGCCGCAATTGTCGCATCGAAATTCCGGCAGGTGCGGAGCGCGTTCGGACAGTGCAGCGGCGGCGGCTTCTAAAGCGCCTTTCACGGTCTGGTATTCTGGCGGCGTTGAGCTGCGCGCCCGCAAATAATAGTAAGCCGCATCGATCGCGGCTTTTGAAGGAAAGATCAACGTCTGCATCGCCATCCCTTCCATTTTCCTCGTACTGTCTCTACTTTCCTCAACCCGTGACGTGCGCAGACATCAGTCGGTCGTAGCGATGCTCGCCTCATGATGCGGACGGCCGGTGGTGACGGTCTAGCAGCCACCACCGGCTTGCCCGTATTTTCTCGCGAGTGCGCATCACCTCCTCCCACTTCGTGGATCACGGTCGCTGGCGCGACGTCGTACATCGGCCGCCAGCGCGCGCGGAAGGTCGTCGCGTCCATGCGGATCATGCGCACGCCTTCCGTCGCCACCGGCTTGACCGGGACCGGCGGCGCCGGCCGCAGCAGCGCAGCGCCGCCGAACACCACAAGCGGCGCGAGGCCGAGCGCTATGGTGGCGGTGAACTGCATCATTCCACCTTCAGCAGGATCGGCAGGCCCGGCGTCGGCGGCAACCTTCCGTCGTGGTACTCGAGCCGCGCCTGGTTCTCGTCGAGTGCGCGCAGGATCGCGGCGATCTCCTCCATCAACTCGATCTCGCGCTTTGCGGTGCGCTCCGGCATCTTGCCGACGTCGACCCAGCGTGCGTAGACCTTGTTGCGCAGTCGCAGTTCGCGCTCGGCGCAGGCGAGCAGCTCGGCGTATGTGAAGGCCATGGCTCGTTCCCTTAGTGCAGTTTCGATCCACTCTGGTGCGCCTCGTGTACCTGGCGCACCGCTTCGTCGATCATCATCGCTTCGAGATCCAGGCGGCTGCCGCGGATCTGGCGCCGGATCTCCTGCACGCCGAGGATCAGCGCCTCGTCGTAGTCGCAGCCGCGCTCGACGTGCTCCGCCATGTGGCGGAACAGCAGCTCGAGCAGTGCGTCGCGCAGGAACTGGCTCATGTGTCTTCCGCCTTCAGCCGCTGCGTTGCGAGACCCGGCTTGTCGGCCTCGTCCTGTTTCAGATCCTCGATCCGCTGCGTCACCGCCTCGAGCAGCCGTGAATGCGTCATGCGATCCGGCCAGGCGATGTTGTTGCGCAGCGCGCGCTCGCTGTTCCAAAGCATGGCGAGGTCGGCAGCCGAATTGGCATCGGCGAGGCGCATTTCCCAGCGTTCCACGTAGTCGTCGCTCGACAACAGATCGTCGGTTGGCTCAGCCTTCTCGATCGGGTGCGCGTTTAGGTCCCTGCGCAAGTCTTCCTTGTAGGTGTCAGGATTTGCGATCGCGACGCGCCTTGCCGGCTCGTCGAACTCTTCCGGCGAATAGACGCCGAGCATCAGTTCCGGTGTGTGGCGGCGCGCCCAGACGCGCGCGCCGTGATAGGCCAGTTGCTGGTCGGGCTGCGTCTGCCAAACCCGGTTCTGTGTGCGGGCATTCTTCAACACGACCTGCACGACGCGCGGTTCAGCCTCGCCCTGCAACTGACCGCTGACCGTGATGGTGCGGTTGTCGCCCTCGCCGGAATACTCGAACGAGAGGCGGCTTGTGAGATTGCCGCGGGTATTGACGACGGCGGCGACGAGCTTGCCGCCGTACATCAACTTGCCCTGGATGGCGGAGCACTCCTGCGCGACGGCGAACGGGTCCATCTGCCATCGGATCGCCTGCTGGATCACCATGAGGCAGTCGGCCGGCGACTTCTGCAGGGCGGCCGGAACGAGCTTGGCGCTTGCCATCAGTTCAGCGAGGCGGATCGCCTCGCCCATGGTGGCAGGCACAAGACCGAGGGCTGGGATCTGCGCTGGCTCGACTGCAGCAGTGTTCATGTGTCCTCTCCCATCCAGATCTGGTCGAGCATGGCGCGATCGACGCTGCGATCGAGCGCCGGCAGTCCGAGCCGCACCCACACGCGCCATTCGCGCTCGACCTGCCAGCTCCAGTACAGCCAGCGCAGATGGCGGATGATCGGCCAGCGTTTCATTTCACGCGCACCGCGAGGGTTGGCTCAGAATTTGAGAGTTCCGCGCCGGCAACCGGCTCGCCGCGCGACAGGTGTTCCTTGATCGCGATCCGATCCGGCTCGCGCTTGATGCGGACGCAGTCCGGCGGCAGCGCAGCCTCGTCGGTGACGATGACCTTTGGCTGGCCGCCGCGGATGGAAAGGGTTGCCGGGATCAGTTCAAGCTTTCTCACCTCGGCCGCCTGCATGAGCTTGAACGCGAGCGCGCGCATTGCCTCGACGCGCTGGTCCAGCCGGTCCTGGCGCACCTTGAGCTCGCTGATGTACTGGCCGATGCCGCCGATAGATGCCCTGGCCTCGAGCATGCGGCGCACGACCGCGGTGAGGAACTCGTGCAGCCCGGTCTCGCCCTCGAGCATGTCGGCGAGCAGGACCTGGTCGTCGTCCTCCCAGATGCCGGGATACATCACGCGCAGCGCCTCGATCTGCGCGCGCACGAAGGTAGGGTCGAGGCGCATGGCGTTACCGTTCGGGTTCTACGGGATTGATCCGATTGACACGACATGTTGCGTTTCGTCGTCAGGTTGTGTCGGCGCGGTACAATAGGTGGCGGTCTGGTAGGACAGACATTGAGCGAGCAAGGCGCATGTCCCCTGCAAAATTTTTGAGATGATCGGCAACGGGATCGGTGCCTGATGTCTTGTTCCCGACACGAGAGCGTGCTGAACCAAGAGTGCGGTCCCGGTAGCTTGGATCACACAAAGCAGCTCGTCTCTCGATGTCGCCCGCGTTATCGCGCGCGCTGGACGGCCGCGCCGCGGTCTGGTGTAGATGTTGTCGGCCATCTCGGAACCTCGCGTACAGAAAGTTGATTTGCGCGATGTCGGTTCGAGGACCAGACTATAACGAACGGTGAAGTCGCGCGCAAGGCCACGCTCTTCACGATCTGTGAAAACACCCGCGGACAACGAGGCGGAAGCTCATGCCCTGGGAGGCTGAACAATGGCAAGGAATGACGAAGACCTAAGAGTTACGAACATTCCACTCTGGTACGCCTGCAAGGCTATCAAGAGGGTGCCGCCCTCGTTTGAGGAAGCGTTGCAGTGGCTCAAAGAACTTGAAAAGATGGTCTACTTACTCTTCGACCAACCCTATTCGTCATCGTCCGAATAAGCCTCTAGCTCGCGTGCGAGCTTGCCGGAAAGACCGTCAGCTTTTCCCCAATATATCCAGTCTGCCGTAAGGTTCCACGGTGGTTGAGAGAGTTTGAAAGCAACGGATAGCGGGACGGGCCGCTCGCCGTGCTCGTACATCGACCACGCGTTTTGCCAAACGTTCAATTGTCGACAAAGTTCTGTTTGAGAAAGCCCAGTGTGCTTGCGAAACTTCTGCAAGCGGGCACCGACGCTCTCTAACGAGTTAGCTGGCGGTTCGCGATTCGTCGGTTTGCGCATACGGGAACATCATAATGTGATGTCACTTGGCGTGACAAGTGATACGGCGGGCCACCCGTAAGAGGCCCCTTGCCAAAGTTATCACAGAGACGTTATAATTTCGGGCATGCGGCGTCCGGGCATGCTTTCCAGCTTTGATGCGGTCGTCGACGTCCTCGGCGGCACCAGCGAAACCGCGCGGCTGCTTGGCGCGCAGCAACCGGCGGTATCCAACTGGCGTGCCCGTGGCGGCAAGTTTCCGGCGCGGTACTACCTTGCCATCACGGAAGCTTTGCGAAGCAAGCAACTGACCTGCCGGACTGATCTGTTCGCGTTCCGACGTCCCAATCGACGATCCAACGGCAAGCGCAAGACGCCCTAGCACACGCTATCGCTGGTGTTCGTTCGTGCGCGTTGCCGCAATGCCTGCGGTGAGGCGTCACAATGGCGTCAAGGCGAGTTCAACCTGCGGTGCGGAGGGCCGCATGAGGCATCTGCAGACCTTCGACCAGGTGCTCAACGCCGTCGGCGGGTTCCGCGCGCTGGCGGAACTGTGCGGCGTCACGCCGCCGCTCACTTACGTTTGGCGCCGCAACGGGCGGTTGCCGGCTTACACCTATGACCAAGTAGACCGAGAGCTTGCCCTGCGCGGCATCACCGTCGCGCGATCACTCTTCGATTGGGGCCCGGCGAAGGCGGGCAAGAAGACAACGGGGGTGCCCTAAACGAATTCCGACGCGGTGTGGCGACACCGCGCCGGTCAACCGCGCCCGATGGCGCATAACGCAAGCAGGAGAGAATATATGAGCGATGCTCTGGTTTTGGAACAGCCAATTGACTCGATCCTTCCCAAGCGCAGAGGCAAGGGCAAGGACGCACTGGAGACCATTACCGCGATCGAGCCGGTGCGCATCGAATGGCTCGAGGTGCTGATTGAAGGCATTCAGCCGCTGGTGCTGCATCGCTTCGTGCAGAAGTCTATGGCCCAGATGCAGGCCAAGATGCTGCTCACGGAAGAAGAGCAGATGCAGAAGCGGTCGGGTCGCAAGGTGCGCCCACCGCGCGACTTTGAATCGGACTTCAAGGCGGCGACCTATCGCGCGCAGGAAGGATGGGCCGGTCTTCCTTGCCGGCATATCCGGTCAGCCACGATCGCGGCAGCTCAGACCACCCGCAACATCGCAATGGCGCCGATGAAGCGCGCCATCTTCGTCAAGCCGCAGGGCTACGACATGCTCGAGTCCGATATCCCGCTCATCCGTCTCTCTACCGAGCCGGTCATGCATGTCGGGCCGGCGCGCAATTCCGGCATCGGCAAGAGCATGGACCTGCGTTCCCGTCCGATGTGGAACGAATGGTCTGCTGAGTTTGCATTCGAGTTCGACGCCGACGCCATCAGCGCTGATGCCCTGCATAACCTGCTTGTCCGCGCTGGAAACTTCATCGGCATCGGCGAGGGGCGTCCCAACTCGCGCATGTGCAACGGCTGTGACTGGGGCCGCTTTGCCGTCAGGCAGGCTGAGCACCTCAAGGTCGAGCCTATCAAACAAAGTACGAAGCAGCAGAAGAATGGAGGACGCAAGAAATGACACGTGAAGATCTCGAGACCGAACTCGGCAAATACGAAAGAGCGGGCGTCATCGATCTCAATCGGATCGTACACGACGCCCGGCGCAAGACACATGCATTGCACGATCAGTTCGAATGGAACGATGCCAAGATCGCGCACCAGCATCGGTTATTTCAGGCGGCCGGCTTGGTGCGACGTGTCGTTCAGGTCGAGCAGATAGACGACACCACAATGCGGGTCGTGCGTACCTTCATCTCAAAACCGGAGGATCGGTTCAAGAAACCGCATCTCTACACACGGCGCGCCATCGTCGTGAAAGACGAAACGGATCGCCTTGATCATCTGATCGACGTTTTGTCTCGTGCACTCGGCAACCTAAAAAATGCCGGTGCGCGCGAGATCGAGCCGTTAATCCAGATGACCGAGCAAACACTGTATTCGCTGCAGAGGCAACGCAGTGATCTGGTAAACCCTATCGCTGCATAAATCGCAGGGGCTTCAAATGCCGGTCACGTCGGGTCCAGCTATGACAAGTCACAGTGCGCTCCGATGTGGTCGGCCGTCTCATGTTGCGGCAGTTGCGATTAGTCAGGTCATCTTGGCTTCGGCTGAGTTATGTCGGGCTCTGTCTAATCAGGTCGCGTCAAGATGAGTCCTGTTCGGGCAGTCGGGTCGTGTTTCGTTGTGCTCCGATCTGTCACGACTAGTTCGGATTGGGCGGTTTTGTCACGACCAGGCAAGCTAGGACCCGTCGCACCGCGTTCAGTCTGGGCAGTTCAGTCTCGTTTCGACTAGTGGTGGTTCGTTGCGTCATGGTTGGGCAGTTTCGTCGGGTTGCGTCATGACACGGCTAGATCCGTTCCGTCGTTTCCGTTCGGTTGCGTTTCGCCACGTCCCGATCGCGCAGTCACGTCTCGCCAAGTTCGGTCGTCTTCCGATGAGTTTGGCCGCGTTTTGTCTGGCTGAGCTTCGTCGTGGCAGTCATGTCGGGTTGAGTTTTGGCTCGGTCAGATGGGATACGTTTAGCCAGTACAAGCTGTGGCACGGCAGTCGAGTCACGTTCGGTCATGATGGTCGAGTTAGTCCCAGCTTAGTTGGGCTCAGTCCTGGTGCGGCAGTCGTGTCTCGTCGCGGTGCAGTCGCGTTGCGGCTAGATAGGTCTAGTCCTGTTCGGGTTTCGTCGAGGCAGTCTCGTCATGTTGTGTCCCGATGGATCCCCGTCCAGTCGCTTTGGGATTCGTTCAGTCTTGGCAGTCGCGTCTCGTTACGTTTCGTTCCGCGCGTCCAGTTTAGTCGCGGCATGTTTTGGGAGTCGTCGTGATTAACTCGGGAGGGATTAAAATGTGACGGCACAGCGTGACTACTGGCGTCGAGCCATACCTGCACCGATTGAACGGCGAACTCACATCGCTGTGGCTGATCATTTGCGCTTGGCATGCAGGCCCGGATGGTGGTGGTCGCATGTCCCGTCCGGAGAATATCGCACAAAAGAAACGGGCGCGCTTTTAAATAGGATGGGTCTTAAGGGCGGAATGGCCGATTTTTTGCTGATCGACATCGACGGCCGCCATTACTGGCTCGAGCTCAAGCGCGCGGGCGGATCGCGGGTGAGCGAGGCACAGACCACATTCGCCGCGATGCTGCGGTTCCGCAACGTTCCTTACGCCATTGTCTACGGATATGACGATGCCATCGCGCAACTGAAACGATGGGGCACGCTATGACCGAATTCTGGCCGCCGGAACGGGAAGAGGAGTTGGTCAAGCTCGCGCCGTCGGCAAACCGGGTGAGCGACATCGCTTGGGCGCTCGGTGTTTCGCGGAACTCAGTCATTGGAAAGATGCGACGCATGCGCGAAAAGGGCGTGGTGATCGAGACCCATTTCGGAGAGCAGCCGAGGCCGGACGCCATGCCCACCGCACCGAAGCCGAAGCTGGTGTCGCTACAGCCGCGCCGCAGCCTGCCGCCGCCTGACCCGTTGCAGCCCGAGCCCGCGCTCGAGCTGTTCACCATGCGCCGGCTCAGCCTGCTCGAGCTCGGCCCGCGAACCTGCCGCTGGCCGGTCGGCGACGAGCCGCCGTATCTGTTCTGCGGCAACCCGACCGACGGCGATCGGGTGTATTGCGCGGTGCATCACGTCGTCGCGCATGGCCGGTGAGCCAGCATGGCGAACCATCGCCACTACATGAAACTCTACATCGGCGAATATCTGGCCGACACCACCGAACTCGACGCGACTGGATCTGGCGCGTACTTGTTTCTGATCATGTATTATTGGCAGCACGGCCATCTGCCGACCGAGCCCGAGAGGCTACGGCGGATTGCCAGGCTGACACCTCGCCAGGCCTCCAAATGGATACCTCGGCTGTCCGCGTTTTTCCAACCAGGTTGGCGTCACAAAAGGATTGACCGCGAACTGCAACTCGCTGAGGAGGCTTACGAAAAACTGTCTCTGGCGGGAGTGATAGGCCGCGCAAAGCAACTGAAAAGGCCCGGGCATCGCCCGGGCAAGGCCACCCATAACTATAACTATAATACTACTACTCCTACTGAGAAGGTACCGCGCGAGAGCAAGAAAGAGGCCAGCCGAGGTAAGGATGACGGGAGCGAACTCGGGCCGACCCCCGAGTTGATCGAGACGATGAAGCGCAAGGGCCAAGTCCAATGAAGTCTGACACCAAAATAAAGCCGAAGGCCGAGGCGCCGCTCGAGCCGTCCCCTGAACTGCTTGAGGTCATTCGCCGCAAGAACTGGCGCGTCCGGGTCGAGCCACCGCTCAAGCCGTCGCCCGCACTGCGCGAGACGATCGCGCGCAAGGGCTGGCGCACATGACCGTGCCGTTCACCCGCGGCGTGCTGGTCGGGTTCGTACTGTCGATCCCACTGTGGACCGCGATCGTGGCGGCGATCGTCTGGCTGCTGCTGCCGTGATCGCTCTGCTCGACAACGGCCACGACCTGGCTGAGGCCGAAGCCGAGATCGGCTGTCCGGTCGGGCAATTGCTGACGCCGCTCACCCGCTACCGACTGCGCGATCCTGATCGGCCATGGGCGATCGACAACGGCGCCTTTGCCAATCTGGACATATCGGCCCTAGAGGCATTGCTGCGACGTGAGGAACACCATCGGGATCGCTGCCTGTTCGTCACCGTGCCGGACATCGTGGCATCAGCTCAGCGAACGGCTGAGGTGTTTGAACTGTGGGCGCCGAAGCTCAGCGGATGGAAGCTCGCCTATGCCTGCCAAGACGGGCAGGAAAACGTCCGCATCCCATGGAACAGCATTGCGGCTGTGTTCGTCGGCGGCAGCACGAATTGGAAATGCTCGGTCCACGTCGAGCAGATCATCAAGACCGCAAAACTGTTCGGCAAGTGGATCCACATCGGTCGGCTCAACCATCCAGCAAGGTACGAACACTTCGAAGGCCTAGGCGCCGACTCGTGTGATGGCACTGGGATCGCCCGCTACACGCACATGCGGCAAGCGATCCGCGATCGTCACCACCAGACAACACTGGATCTGGCATGCGAGTGATCCACGAAACCACATTCGTTCGACGCTGTCCGGTGGACGATGCGCAGGATCGCTACGAGCTTCGCGTTGAGACGGCGCATCTCGTGAAGGTCGAGAACATCCTGGCGGCGATCGAAGCCTTGCCGGAAAAGGCGTTTCAAGAGGACATCACGCTCGCACTGGCGGCAAAACTTGGTTGCCGCGTCACCACGATTGGCAATCACTCGGGAGTTCGCACGACGTGCATTGCCTGAAAGCAACGGGGAGAGTGAGCATGAGCTACTGGTCAGTCGTCTACACCGACGTTGCCGCCGAGCAGGTCGCGCGCCGCGGGATCGAGCAACGCGGCTTCGGCTGCTTTTTGCCGAGCTACCGCATTGCCGACTGGTGTGGCGGGCAACCATGGGAGGTTCGCGAGCGGCCGCTGTTTCCACGCTACGTCTTCGTAAATTTGCGCGATGATCCGTCATGGTGCGCGATCAACGACGCGCATGGCGTGCAGAACGTGCTGATGTCCGATGGTGCGCCAGCGCGCATTCCGCCCGAGGAAATGGCCGAGCTCATGGTCGCCTACGCCTGCGGTACGCACAACACCATCAGCGTGCGCGATCCCGTCAGCCGCAAACGCAAGCGGCGGCGCAGGCCACGGCACGGCCGGATTGCCAAAGGAACGCACGCTGTGCTATTTCCCCAGCCGTAGCGGGCTCCCTCCGGGTTGAGCCCCACATTTGGTGCGCAGGTCCCATGGCGCACGCAGTGCAACGCATTGGCTGAACAAACCGCTTCCGTTTCACATGAAACCCCATCGGCTGTAGTCCCCAACCACAGCCGAGAAGTGCGCGGTCCCTGATGCCTCATCGATCCCCCAGCCCAGCCAGGTGACAGGGGCCGTGCGCCTACACACCGAGAGGAGAACACCATGGCTACCACCTACCAAGGCAAGCCCGTGACGGTCGTCCGCCCTGCACGGAAGGGTGACCCAGACTTCGACGAGGAAGTGCAACAGCTCGTGGTCAAGCTCGAGGACGGGACCGAGAAGACCGTTCCACGCCGTGAGGTGCAGGATCAGGGCAAACAGCAGGACGAACAGCGCTGATGCGCAAACTTCGTGAACTCGCACCGCTGATACGAACCATCGACACTCGCACCGTACCCTTGCCTCCTCGGCAAAAGGACTTTCGCCTCAAGGAAAAAAACCCGGTGTACGATAGTGTTGAGTTCCGTGCGTGGCGTACCGCTGTAGTACAGCGTGCTGGTGGACGGTGTGAGGCAGTGGACGAGTACGGCAACCGCTGCCCCAAGGCACGACCTCATCACCGCATGTACAGCGATCACATACATGAACTGCGTGATGGTGGTTCATTGCTTGATCTAGCCAATGGCCAATGCCTCTGTGCATCACACCACGAGATCAAAACACACGCTGTTCGATCACGACGACGACGATCGAGCCTCGGGGGGGTATGATATTGTTTGAGACCCCGATGTATCCC